TTTTATCTCAGCTATCAAATTTAAAAAGTTGCTTTTACTGTATACATCTATATCCACCGTACAGATACCGCAAAGTTGGTCATCGTCTCCGTTAAGTCCTGGTTTTGTCCCGGTAACAGTCCAAATAAAATACACTGATGAATCCCCTTTATACTTTATTGAAGCCGCAGGAACAAGGGTGCCGTCAACGGTTATTGCGTCGCCGAATATTGTTTTTAGTTCATTATTCATTGTTGCCTCCGATATAACTTTCTTGAACTTTAAGCATAGCCGACTCTATTTCCTTTTTTGAAAAAGCTTTACGAAAGAACGGACGTTTTTTCTCTCCTGATGATGTGCCGTACTCTCGCGCCAGGGCGATAAGCGGTATAGGTTTCCCTTTAGGATATTTATCCGACTTACTTGCCTCATCGTACCCATAAAAGCCTATATGTACATTGATACCGTCATCAGAAGGGGTCTTGTATACTTTAGTTATCTTTAGACCCTTCAAAAGAGTATTCGGGCGTTTGAACACCCGGGCAATTCCGGAACATACCTTGCCATATACGACCCGCGCGCCTGCTTTGCACATTTCGCCCATCATCGTAGGGGTATTTTCTTCTAAATCTTCAAATTGTTTGAGTAAATCATACGGAAGTTCTTCGTTAAATTTTGCCACTACTTTTTTACCTTTTTTGCTTGTATCTCGAGCTCTATATCCGCTTCATCCACGTTGTTAAGGTATTCGATTTTGTATTCATCACCTTTGTATCGGATCATCATATCTCTCTCAATTATTGTGTTGCGCGGAAAGCGGATTGTAAAGTTTGTAAAAGCTTTTTCAAAATCAGAATTGTTTTGTATAAGAGTAAATCCTTTGGTTGTTTTAACCTTTGCGTAGGGAGAAAGGACAACGGTCTCGGTATTTTTTGCGAACCCGCCGTTATCCTTTTCCTCATCTACACGGAGGATTGTTATGCGCTTGTTATAATCTCCTGGGTTTATCACAGCAGATTCCTCACATGCATATCAAGAATACCCTGAACAACGCGGTTGACGTTTCCCTTGTCAATGTACATGGTCCTGTTATCCCACATATCTTGACACAGAATATATACGACGATAACAAGATCTGCGTATTCGTCAAGATCCTTGAGATCGGTGTAGTTCTTGATATAATCTTTTGCAACGTTTAAAATGGTTGATAACTGTTTTTCATCATCTTTTGTGATTTCATCCATATGGATAAAATCGAAAATATCTTTGGTGGTTATCTCACTAACCTTTTCTACCATATCGCACCTCCGTATTTAGAGGTTTCTTTTTCTTTCTTGCTTTTGGGATTGGTTTTAGGTGCTGCTTTTGCTTCAGGCGCTGCAACTGTTTCCGGTACCATTTCAGTTTCTGCAGTGTTCTCCGTTGGCTCTTCTGCATTTTCATCTACGGTTTCATCGGAGCTTTCGCTATGGTCTTCCTCCCCATCTCCTTGGAGAGTTTTATTGGAAGTATTATTTGCAGCCAAGGATTCTGCGTTTTTTTCGAGATCCCCGACCGCCTCTATGTAGCCAGCCTTGAGAAGATCTCCGGCGATATATTCGTCGGAGATTTCTTTCTCTTCACCGTAGCGCATATTGATAAGACCGCTGAAGCTTCTTAATGCTCTATATTTCATAAGCATTACCCCATAACGAGTTTGGCGATCTTTTGCTCATTCTCCATCTTTGCGTCAAACTCGAGCCAAGCGTTAATGCCTACTGCATGCTGTGTAGCAAACTTTTCGCGGAGAACCTCGAGTTCAAGGGCGTCATCTCTCTGCTTAAGTGCGAGACCGGACATATCGCCGAAATAGATTACAGTTTTTCCGGTTGCAATATCATCCATATTGTCGGAAACTTCAACGGGGTAACCGAGAAGATAACCGTCAAACTCACCGTTCATATCTTCGCGGAAAATAAAGCGGTCTTCACCATCCTTGAGCAGTTCGATAGCTGTAAGAGTATCATTGGCCATAATCCACTTTGCATTTTTGCGGAATCTCTTTTTGATTTTATTCTTGAGTTTAATAAGCTCATCCGCTGTAATAACAGTCGCCGAGCCTGCAGTAACTGAAAGCTTAACGCCCCTGAGACCTTCAACCTTACCTTCAGTACCCTTGATACATTCTCTCTCTTCAAATTTTGAAATAGCTTCGGCGGTAAGTTCAATAACCTTATTTTCAAGGTCAATGTCCGTGTTTGCTATAAGACTCTTAGACACTTTTGTCAACGCACCGGCAAGAAATCCGCCAAGAGTGATTGAGGTGAAATTACCCGCCTTTGCCTCAAGATCCTTGAATTCGTCGGCATATCCCATAGAAATGCCGGAATCACCATTCTCGGTATAGCAAGGAATAACAAGCGTTCCCTTGGTGTTATATCTTGTTGCGTCATGCAAGATCGAAGACATATCAAACGCCTTGGTAATAATTTTTTTTGCAATCGTGGTGGGAATGATCGCGCCGTTGGCACCAAAGTCCATATTTGTTTCGGCTCTTTCGGAAAGCACACCGCGGATATAAGATACAAACTGCTTGCTTTCGCGGATTTCTGTTTCCGATCTCTGTTCTGTTACTGTTTTCTTCAAAGAATCTTCCTCCTTTTTGAGCTGTTTATCTATGCTCCTTATTTCATTTTCGTGTTTGCCGAATTCTTCGGTCTCTGTCTGTGTAAGTTCTCTCTTTTCTATCTTTGCTTTAGAGAGAATATCCGACATTTTTGACTGAAGGTCAGCTCTTTTTTCTTCAAGTGCTTTGCGATTCATCTTTTTTCTCCTTCATTTTTAAGATTTTCGAGTCTTTTTTCAAAATCTGAATAATCAATAGAACGTTCTTCGTCCTTTTTTTCTTCCTCTGCAGACGGTTCTGCTGGAGGATCTGTTTCGGATTTTGTATTAGGATTTCCGCCGGGCTCCCCTTCAGCGCCGGAAGGCTGTCCTGTAGGTTCTTCGAATTTCTCTTCGGGCTTAAGCTTTTCAATAACTTTGTCAGCTATTGCCGTCGCCAACTCTTCAACCGAAAGAGTTGTTTCTTTTTCGGGAGTATCCACTGCATGTTCTTCTCTTGTAACCACTCTGATCTCCATTACCTTTGCACCTCCCTCCCTTACTTCAATGCTTGTTCCACTATATGCCGGGTTCTTTGTGTCGTCCAAAATTGACACTTCCACAAGGTCCAGTTCGAATACAGATCTTATTTCTGTATCTCCCTCAAATGTAAACTTATCTGCAATAGGCACAAACCCAAAGCTCCAGCCGTTCAGTTTGCCCTCGCGACCTTTCTGAACAACTTCAGGATCTCTTATTGTCAGCTCAGCGCGCAGACCGATATTATCTTCGGTAAGAACTGCAGTGCCGTCCCCAGATAAAGCCAATATTCTCTCGTGATTGTGATTAAGTAATACAGGAACATTTTTGTTTCGTTTCAATGCTTTTGCAAATGTCCCGGATTGTATTCTCTCGCGAAATGTTCTTTTTTGTCCGGATATTATTTCTGTAATAGGTTTTGACAGCCTTTCGACAGCATTTATGTATCCGGATATAAACACGATGTCTTCTCTTACTTCAATTTTCAACTGTTTTTCATCTCCTTTAGGCGCTCTGACGCTCTTATTTTGCTTTTTGTTCATGTTTAGGGGTAACCTTATTACCCTCCTCATTATAATCGACAGTTGACTCATCAGCGTTGTCGAGAGAGTTGTTTCCGTTCTTTTGTTTATCCAAATTTACAGTAGAATTTGTGTTAGGCGTGTAAATATCGCCTGTCTTGGTATTGAGAAGAACGTCTCCTAATCCGAGGTTGATTACATCCAATCCCTCAAGGGCGTCATCGTCTTCCATAAAGCGTATTTCATTGCGTGTTTTAAAACCGCTTTCAATGGCGATTTTGTAGGCATCATAACGCTCCTTCAGGCTTCCGCGATAGAGTTCTTTTGTGTCGGGCGCAAAATAATAGGATTTCTTCTCTTTTTCAAGTAACAAATCCCTGTTGAGCGCGGTTGCAAATGCTATGGCGATTGGCATAACCGCATTTTTTATTGTTTCTTCGTAGGTTGCACCGATATGGAAAAGTTCTTTCATTTCGCTGTTAAATGTTATCTGTTTTGCATTGATCTCATTTTCCTTTGAAGTGTTGGAAGCTTCCTGAAACTCAATGCCCTCATTGAGGATTACTGTGTTGGCGTTCCCGGCATAATACTTCTCCCAAGCTTCCTTCAGCGAATCTATAGCCTGTCTGTCTAATTTCTTCTTTGATTTGATGAATCCTTTTCGGCTTCCGCCGGTTACAGTCAGATCATACTCATAACAAATCCTTTTAAATGCAGTCTGGAGGACCTTGTTTATCTCTTCAGTCAGGCCCTTTCCGGAAGCGCCGTCCTTGGTGTTGCGCAAAAGCTTAATAAAACGGTGGTCAAAGTATTGCTGCCCATCTACCATGAGCATAAAATCCTTATAGATTGCCTTTTCGTTTTTACTTACGGAAACACTGTCGCATTTTACATAATACAGAGCATTGAACTTATTCCCACTCTTACCAATAAATGCATATCCGCCCTTGCCGAGTAGGTAGTCTTCGCATATTGCCTTTTTAAACTGGAAACCGTCAAGCTTATCTCGGGTATCGTCGTTTATAATTGACACTCTTTCATCGTCAACTTCCTCAGTTACCCTTTTTCCCCCCTTTTTACTCTGCTTATACAGCTTGAAAGGGATCTGAGCAAAAGTGTTACAAATAAAATCCACGCAGGAACCAACTGCCGGGAGTGCAAGAGCATCTTCACGGGTAATGTATACGCCGTTAAGAATGGCGCGAAGGAGAAGATCGTCGCACTTGCTTTCGTCTAAGGTTTCTTCCCGATCTTCTTTTTTTCTGAATAATCCCACTCTTATTACACCTCCTTTCTAAAAGGTTTGTACAACAAAACCGTCTTCAAAGATAACGTCCTGTTGGAGCAGATATATAGCGTTGATCAGTGCTACAACCATATCCACTTTACCGTTTGATCTTCTTTTATTGACATACCTATTCATATTAGTATCATACGTGCATTTTGCATTTTCAAAATTAATCTCCAAAAGGGCGTTTGTCTCATATCTAAATTCTCCTTCGGTTATTTTTTCATACAACAGTTTTGTGGGCATGTGAAGTGTGTCACTATGCTGACGAATCTGTATGCAGTTGAGCGATGAATATTTCCCTTCGACTCCCCGTTCCCACTTCTGTGCCGAAGACAACGCGTTAAAACGGTCATACCCCAAAGCATTGACGTGTACCCCGTATTTGCTCTCAATGTTAAAAACGTAATCCTCGATAACGCCGTAGTCCACAGTTTTGTTGCCGCAGGCTATACATCTCATAGCTTCGATAAAACGTCTGTAGTCGACTTTCTCGAACTTACTCTTTTCTTCAATGCGTCCTTCCGGGATAAAGGAAATAACTTCTCCCAATATAAGTCCTTCATCTTCGGCAGCCATAGCAACGGAGCAGTTGTCATTTGTCATTGAAAGGTCAACACCAAGATAGACGTTTCGGCCCACCCAATCAATTTTGGTAACACGGCAATTTAATACGTCATTAATGTCGACAAAAGCCTCAGTTCCGGCTCCCTGGTATATGATGTTGCAGTGTTTGGTTAAGAAGTTTTCCCGGGCGCTCTCAATGGCGATTGCACGTGCGCGTTTTTTTAGAAGATCTTCCCATATTTCTGGGATCTCCAAAGCAACGGGATTGCTTTGCTTCAGTATAAGGTCATCAGTTGTCCAGTTCTTTGGATCGTCCGGCTCATACAGTAGCGCAAACACTGTCTCATCTTGTTCGATGCCGTCAAGCACACGCTTTGCATAGTTCACCTCATCTTCAAAGGGATTGTTTGCTGTTGGGTATTTTGTGGATATGATACACCCAAGCTTATTAAGGATATTGAGCTGTCCGGAACGCATACTTTCTATAGCGTAATTATTTGGCAGAGCTCCGACTTCGTCAGCAAGAAATACATTTGGGAGCTTGCCGTCAAGCCTTGAAGATGAATAGTTAAGCGGATAGTATTTGCTCTCTGTTAAATTAAACTGTATGTAATCCCGAAGCAGTCTGAAGCGCGGCTTATCTCTATGAAGATAGACCAGCGGACTTGACCGCAGGGTTTCCTCGATGGCGTTCTTAACCTCTCTCGAAAGAGATCCATCCGGAGCAACCGAATAAAACTTTGAATATTTAGGCTCAAGTAAAAAAAGCAGAATAAACATCGTTGCGACCGTGTAGGTTTTGAAGTTTTTTCTGCATATTTCAAGAATAGCTGTCTCATAACGTCGTTTGCCGGGATTGTCCCGATAAACGATAGCAAGAACCGATACGTAAAACAACCACTGATACCGGGTAGAACATTCATACAATGTTTTCCCAGCCTTAAGTCCTTTTGGCATTATTAAAAGCTTAAGGACGTTTTCGATTTGGATTACCTTCTCTTCATCGAGAAAATATTTTTTATCCTTTCCGTCTGCAATTCTGATAAATATACGGCATTGTTTTTTTACATACTTCGGCGCCGTATTCGAACGCAGACAAAATTTTGCATATTCGTAAGCACGATTCATTTTTTAGGAATTCCCAAGACCTTGAATAGTTCGTCTTTGCCCTCTGAATCTTCGCCGCCATTACGAAGGGACTTTATAATTTTAATCAGAGTGGTAACAGTCTGATTTGCGGCAGTACACGTCTTGTTATATTCGCTGATTGCAGGATGCGTGTAAACGTTTTCGCGTCCTTTGACATATTCCTTCGACACCAATGCACCGTCTTCCTTGATAGTGGTTTCAAGTTTTGCAAGAATATCAAGCTGTATTCCATATCTCTCAAATGTTGTTATAAAAAAGAAATTCTGTTCGACTCCGTGCTTTTTCGCTATCTCTACTATTTTTTCTTTTTGTTCTTTCAATTCCTGGTGTGTCATTCGCTCCCTCCTTTTCCAAAAAACTAACGAAAATTCATGTCGGTGTGTTTAGCTATGGGATGTGTGGTCTCGTTTTGAAAATAAAACTTTTTTAAAGAGGGTAGGGGGGACACTGTGTCGCCCCCTGAACACAAAATCAGCCGTTTTCTATTTCTTCAACTATCTTATACAGTTCCTGTCGAGGTATCTGTCCTTTGTCTGCCATCCTGTGATGATAAGCACAGAGAGATATAAGATTATCATTGTCCAAACGTCTGTCATAATCCTCGTTTATAGGTGTTATGTGGTGAGCTTCGACCGCTTTGAAATTCAAGAATGTCAGCGTGTTGTAAAGGTTTCGAAGGCAGATTTGACAAAGAAACTTATCTCTTTGACGAATTTCGAGACTCTTATCTGTCCAAGCCTTTGTCTTTCGAAACTGTTCGCTCTCCTTATCTCCGAGCTTTCGGCGTTGCCGTCTGTGTGGACAAACGTGATTTTCGTCCACTATCCCGCACATCTTGCAAGTCTTTTTCGTTCTGTTTCACTCCCTTTTGTGCCTTTTGGTATTCCGACTCACATTCACGGTTCTTTATGCACCGCTTGCAGTCGTAACACTTCATACACCATTCAATATCTATCCCATACACTTCACTCCTAAAAAACAAAAAGAACAACCCTCTTCGAGTTGTCCTTTTTCGACTTTACCATTATAACACATATCTTATGGGAAATGTGGGAAACTTTTGAGCACACATTAAAAAATTTTTTTGAAAAACTTTCAAAAACCTCTTGACATACTGCAATAAGTATGTTATAATATATACAGAAAAGAGGAAAGGAGGAAACAGAATGGATAACTTAGAAAAAGCCTTGCAGTACTTGGCAGAAGTGTTAAAAAGTAATGACACGGTCGAAAGAGTCAAAATTACAGTAACACTCGTAAAACCCAAGCCTAACAAGGCTAAACCCGAAAGCAAGTAAGCTTTCAAGGGCAGGGAAGGGCGAAAGCCCCTCCCGTAAGTCCCATTATATCATAGATAAACCGTAAATGCAATAGGAGGAATATTTAAATGTATATCGAAAAGAACGGCAAAATGTACACAGTTTCGGAACTCCGCGATAAATGGACGGTAAAAGCAGATAACGGGAAACTTTCAGTATCCTATGACATATCAAAAGAACTGTGCTCTACGTCAGACGAGCTGCGCCGGTACGTATTGAATAATAACGAACTTTTTTAGGAGGCAGAACCAATGGAAGAAAAAAAGAGAAAAACAACCACATCAACAGAGGTAAAGAACCGATACAATAAAAAAGTGTATGACTCTATTATCGTTAGAATACCCAAAGAAACAGCAGCAGCCTTTAAGGAAAAATGTGCCGCAAAAGGAATACCCCAAGCACAAATCATAAAAAAGGCTATAGACGAATTTTTAAATAAATAATCTGCAGGGAGCGAAAACAGGCTCCCTGTTTTTTACAGTTCTCGGATTTTTATACCGTGCACATACTGCATTAGCTTCCTTTTGACCACATAAACAGGTGTTCTTGTTGCTTCGGACTTTGTGTCTTCTACAACGGTATTTCCTTGCTTGTCTTTGTAAACAAAATCTGCAACATAATAGACCGCTTGTTCTCCCTCTTGCTTGGGGATAAGCTCATACCGTACCTGTGTCCGAAGATCCGATATTTCATTTACACGAAGAAGCAAACACAATTCGGCGTATCTTGCCGCTTCCTTTTGACTGTCAAACTTGCTTCCACTGAAGGCGGTCTTTTCTGCGTGATACTTGTTTTGTTTTTTACATTTTATTCCTAAAAGAGCATATACTTCTTTTTCGGTCAGCCGTCTTGAACTCATTCGTTTTCCTCTGCGCCGATGCACTCAAAATACCTCTTCAGCTTCTTTGCGGGAGTTGTCCTATCCATATACAACTCACGTGATATCTCCTCATAACCTTTGTTATCCATATAGCGCATACGTGCGATAATACGTATCTCCGAATCCTCTATATTTTCAATAACAGACTCGACACGCTCAAGCTCCGCTATAAGTTCCATTTTCTTTTTTTCAAGCTTGATTTTTAAAGGCTCGTATTTTTCATAATACCTCTCTACAGACGAAGAGGGAACGGAACCGCCCGAGAGCCCGGACATATTTGACGTGCTTATCACGGTCAGCTCACTAATCTTATCCTCAAGCTGCATTATTTCTTTACGAAGCCAGAAAGGCTTATTTAACGTTTTCAATCAGATAACCCCTCCCTCTTTGGCTATTCAGCCTTTTCTCTTTTCTACTATTTTGTATGCTCTATTTAGGTTCTTTTTGCGTGTTCTATACTTCTTTGCATATCTTGCGAGATGAACAACCCTCTTATTTGGACAATTTATAGGAATTTCATTTATTTTTTTAAGTTCAATATTCAATTTCTGAAATTCCGTTGCCAATTCATTCAAGCGCAGTGATATATTCATAAAAACACTGGCAACTTCCTTTATAACAACCTCAAAAGAATTTTTTAAACCGTCAACTCTAGAAAAACACAGTTTACCCTCTTCCTACCAATTCATAGCACTGTTCAGTTCATCAGCCTGCTGCTCCTGCGATAACCGCAGATAGATCATTGTTGTATTAACTCCGCTGTGCCCGAGCAGATCGGCAAGCAGTGATATATTTTTGTTTCGTTTCAAAAATTCTATTGCAAATAAATGTCGGAATGCGTGAGGATGGGCGTTAGCAACTGGTATACTGTACTTTTCAGCGTGGGTTCTGAGCATTAGAGAAAAGCCGCGCGCCGTCATAGGTTGCCCGTGTTTGTTACGGCAGAGATACATTCCTGGCTTCAGTTTTTTATAATGCCGTCTTGCTTCCTCAAGCAAAGCAGCGGGGAAGAGAATACGCCTCACTTTGCCTTTGGTATGAAGTTCAGCATACCCGGCATTAAGGTCGGCTTTCTTCAGCTTCAAAAACTCGCTTATCCGAGCTCCTGTCTTTGCGAGTATAGTATAATACATCGCCCAATCATTTAACCCGTCACGCTTCAGACCGGATATAAGTGTATTATACTGTTGTATTGTCAAAACATTTTCGACGGAGGTGGTTCGCTGTATCTTGACATGCTTGATAGCAATATGAACGCCTTTATATTCACAATACTTACGAAGTCCGCTTAGATATAAGTTTACAGTTTTTGGGCTAAGAGTGTTAAGCAACTCAGATTTCCAGTTAATTATATTGATTACGTCAAGGGTTTTAGCAGCTTCGAAATAGAGCTTTACGGCATGCAAATAACATACTCTTGTGCTTCTGCTTAATTCTTTCGAGCAAAGCCACTCTTCAAAACCTTGTAAATTTGTATGATAAGCCACTTTTTTACCCACCTTTCGTTGAAAAAGCGGTAACTTCCTATAATGTGTATTATAAGAAGTTACGTCTTAATTATCTCCCTATCTCTTTGGTCAGAGAATTATCTTTTTTCAGGTGTGTATATACTCTGTTTTCATTAATCTCTCCCATTAGCTCCTAACATTGAATACAGCCACATACAAACTGCTATAACCAATATTACTACCAAGATTTGTTCTGCATTATCCAATGTATCACCGCCTTTCTCGGTTGGGTGGTCTGCATCGTAATGTACAAATTCTGTTTCGTGGTTTGGTTTATGTAATGCCAAATCAACATTATCAATGCAAGAATAACACGGCTCTTGCACGGTCATTTTGTTTCTGTGCTTACAAGTTCCGCACGGTGAACGGTCATTGCCTTTCTCGTCAATATATCCTTTCATTTCCCCTCATCTTCCTTTCTCAAATACTCGACTGCATAACCGCCACCAAAATACTTTCCTGTTTCGTGGCATTTCATTTTAACAACCAGTGAACCGCAAATATTGTACGGCTCGGACAAAACTTCAAAAACACAACCCTTGTATTTTTCTTCTTCCGCACTGCCTACAATTCTTACTTTATCTCCCTTATTTATCATTCCCCCACACCTTCTTTCTTTTCATAGTTGGAACAATAAAACATATTTTCCGCTATTCTAATTCCTTCTCTAACACCCTCGTAAAATCTCTCGATTTTTGCCTTTTCCAACATCTCGGCATCGTACTGTTGTACACGATAACTTTCGAGAGCTTCAAGGAATTTATCAACATCAACGCTCTTTGCTTTGTAACCCACTTTTACACACCTTCTTTCGTGTATTTGTATCTGAATATAGAAGCTTTCTCTTGAAGCCTATCAGTAATTTCTCCGACCGTTTTCGGTGCATCCACTTGTCCATTCTCCAATTCAAAAATCATTTCATTAAGAGCATCTACATACCCTTTTTTGTATGAATCTCTATCGTATAGGAGAGCCTTTATAAGTTCTTCACGGTCAACGTGTATTTGTTGTTCTTGTACGGCTTTTACTACGTTGTCCACTACCTGCATCTTCATTTCGCCGTACATAATTTCTATCGGTGATTCGTACATATTTTTTCTCCTCCTATGTATTTGTTTTTGAGTTCGTCAATGTCAAATATCAAATTGCCAATGCTATAATCGTGTTCGTTCATAAATCTTTGGAGAGGTATATCTATCTCCGCAAATATCTCCCTTGCTACTTCGGTCTTGATGTCTACTGTGGGAGCATTTTTGACCTCTCTTATCGCAATTCTTAAACCACCTGCCATTGCTTCATTTACAAGAGGTGTTAAATTTGGAGAATTAAAATCCCTATGTTCTGCCAAAACTTCAATCAACGCATCTGCATCTATAAGTCGCATATTATTCCTCGCTTTCTATTACTTCCGTTCCCAACTCAACACATCGCCTTTTGTAAAAGTCGAAAGGAAACAAATCGTCATATCCCTTCCTCAAATAACAATCAAACAATTCTTCTTCTGTTGCTTGTATTATTTTTCCCTCTTTTACTTTCATCACTGCTCTCCTTTCAGCTTTACTTCTGCTTCTTCTCTTGAATAATGACAAAGCAACTCAAACACACCACTTGTCATTTTTTCTTCTTGTCTGCCTATCAATTTACTTTCGTACTCTATTGTTATCCACAACGGCATTGAAGGTGTATAATAATCGATACATATTCCAATAACTTTGGCAGGACAAGTTTCGTCTGTTTCTGCCTTGTTAAAATACAAATTCTCCCCCACCTTACAAGGTGGTACTATTACACCGTTTGCAAGAAGGTGGTCGGCAATAGCCTCTGCACCTCTTGGCGAGTCTATGAGAGAATCTATATCGCCAAACACAGCATCGAGGCATTCCTGTTTCTTCGCTTCATTTATCATCTCAATCAATCTATCACGCATTGTTTACACCTTCTTTCATTTCTTTTGCGATTTGGTCGATATCACTCTCGGTAATAACTTTTTCGGCACACCAAGTTCCCAACGGCAAAAATGCCTTTGCTTTCAACTTCTGCTCAAACTCTGTTATTGCTTCGGCTCTTGCGTCATCTAAAGCAGAATACAATTCTACGTTTGCTGATTGAATAATATCAATGTCTTTTTTTCAACCTCTCAATCTCTGCTTTTAGCCTCTCGTTTTCTAATTTTAGGTCATTAACCTTATAGAGTGCTTCGACCTTTACTTTTATATCTCTCTCATTTTGAGCCTTTTGACGGTTGATTAGGTCAAGGGCATCTTTGAACAAACTGCTCAAAGGCTTTGCTTTGTATGTTTTGTCTTTTACTAAAATATCCTCTGCATTGGAGCAACACTCCAAAGCCTTTACAATCTCGTTATCTGTCATTGTTCATCTGCCTCTCTTTCTCCGCCCGGCACATAGCCTTCGCATTTTCATATCCCGCTCTTGTTAAGAAAAAAAGTGATCTAACCTCTTCATACAAGAAAGAATCAAACTCGGTTTCAAAGCCTACAGAACTAATTGACGTTACTTTCATAGGTTCCCCCCCCGCAGCGGAGAATACGGTATCCCCGACTTTTAAAAGTTTCTGTATTTTGTTCATTCTTTCCCTACTCCTTTTTTTCTATATTCATCAGCCTAATAAGCACACAGTTATCGCAGTGCTCGTCAAGCTCATCCTGGTTTTTACATTCAATCGGAAATTTACAGTATTTATCACAGATCTGTTCTACAACTTTGCCTACCTCGGTCTCAAAGCAAGCCGTATGAAACGTTACCGGAAACTTGACCGGCTTACCGCAACGTCGGCAATTGTGGTCATTGATTTTTTTGGTGGTAAAATGTTCACATACACAAAGTTCTTCGTATTTTGTATCTATCAAATGCCTGCACGCATCAAAATGCACACAAGCTTTACATTCTTTCTGCATATTAAACTCTCCATCCTCTTTTTCTTTCAATCTCCTTTATATCTTCTATCAAAAATACTCACCGCACGAATGGGACAGTTAAATCTTTCCGGGCAAGGTTTAAGCTTTGGCAAGTTTTCTCCGCCCTTTAATACACTCGTGTTCGGTGTACCATCACAAAAATGGTGCATTTTATACTTGCAGCTGTTCAGTAGTAATGTTTGTTTAGTACTATAGTCCATTTTCTCACCTTCCTTCTTTCATATAGCCCTTCATCAGCGCACTGTAGATCTTACACTTGTAATAATGACGTGTTGTACAGAATTCTTTTTCGTGAACTTCTTTGTCTTCGGTAAACTCAAAGCAGCTGACACATTTACTTCCGATAATGCCTTCACAGCTTATGGACTTCTTTGACTCGGTAATAAAGAACGGGCATAACACTTTTACATTTATAGTTTTGTTAGCCAATTTTTTTGCACCCCCATATTACTTAATATCAAATTTCTCTTTGAGCTGTCCTACTATATCTTCAGGAGAGTCTTCTTGCCGGGGCTTGTCCACAGCGCCCTCTTCAAGAGACATCTGTTCTCCATCATTCCACTCGGCCGAAGAGGGTGTTGCTTCAGCTGGCGCATCTTTATCAACAAAAAGAGGGTGTGTGCCATTTTGGAGAGCCTTTTCTTCATCACTCATCTCATAACCGAGAGATATAAGCCATTCGTATAAAGCATTAAGCTTATAGTTTGGAGAATAAACCGGAAATGTGTACGCATACCCGGCATAATATCCGCTGTCGGCCCTGTCGCTAAAAGCAGCATATATAACCTTTGGATAACACTTCTTATCTCCGTTTTGAATTTCTTTTACTGCTATCTCTTCTCTGCCGGCACAATACGTGGATGTGTCAATTCCAAGACAGTCGTATATCGGTTTTGAAATTCCTTGCATATATGTAACAACGTGCAGAGCCGCCGCTGTTACAGCCCCTCTTAACATAATTTCTGTGTTCTTTTGTGTAAGGACAACCGTATTGATAAAAGATTCGCGCAAATGATACATATCAGCTGTAAGATTTGACAGTTTTGTTCTTGTTTCATCAATATATTTTTCGCGATCTATTTCTTTTTGCGGACGCTTTTTGGGAGCAACTCTCGGTCTCTCAACGTAGAACCCAACCGTTCCCCAATCTTCGTCAATACAGTAGTACAGTTTTCTCGGATCATCTGCTTTGATATTAATAAGGGGTGTTTCAGGATCCCAATCATAGAAACGAATATTTGTTTCTAAACCTGCATACTTACTACCATAGGTCTCGCTTCTGTTAATTTTTTTGGCGTGATGTTTCTTTACAAACTCTTTAACTAACGGCAGTTTTTTAACAATGTTCTGTTTTTTAAGTTTATAGGATAATGCCTGATTAAAATTCGGGGTTCCAATATCCTCGAGAACCTTATTACGTTCATTAAGATCATCTATCTGATATAGCTTGTCGAAATCCTCAAGTGACAGCTGCCGGTGTGATACCGACTTTAACACTTCCTGATCAAGCTCGGCCATTTCAAACGTCTTCTGACTGTCTTTTTTGAAAAACCTGTCTTTTCGGCAATTCCGTCGACCGTATCACCCAAATCCATCATCATTTGGAAACCTTGCGCCTGTTCATAAACAGTAAGATCAGAACGTTGCATATTTTCAAGCAACATTGTCTGCACCTGTTCTGCAGGAGTCATATCGGCTATGATACACGGTGCCGATGAAAGACCTGCAGCTTTGGCAGCGGCCGTACGTCTGTGTCCGATAATTACCGTATAACCTCCCTCTTCTCGAGAAACAACAGTAAGGTTCTGCATAATCCCCTTTGCTTTTATGCTTTCTGCAAGTTCAGAGATATCACCCAATTCTTTACGGGGGTTGTCCGGGTGAGGATAAAGATCTTCAAGGGAAAGATATACGAGTTTGTTTTCATCTTCTGGTAAAACTACAGCTGCAATCTCATCTTCAAACAACAGTTTTTCGGCGTTTTCTTCAAGCGCTCGACGTATCTCTTCCTGATCGGGAATACCGTTCTCTCCGTACCCGTTATTCTTGTAGTAATCACAGTTCAACTCCCCGCCAATGTGTGAACACGTTCTTGCACACTCTTTTTGTAAAGGACACCTTTTGTTTATAATCTTTTTAGCCATTTTCGCACCTCATTTTTTCAATTGTATTTGCGCGAGACATAACCGCCGTGGCATAGTTTGTTATCGTTCCGTCATAGCTCCCACTATTGTAAGCAACAAGCGCTTTTGTTATATCTCCGTATCTGTTCTGCATTTCTGCAAGATAATGAATACCTACCTTTATATTTTTGATAGGGTCAAATATATCTGTACAATCTAAGGCTATCATTCTGTCTATATGGCTTTTGGCTTGTATCTGCATAAGACCGAATGACCTGCCATCATCACCTATGGCGTATCTGTCAAACTGGCTCTCCCTCTCGATCATTGCTATGACTATCGAGGGAGAGATACTATATTTCTCGCACTCGGAAAAAATAACATCCTGCAATTCTTCCGCTAGAGGAATGTTGTAATATTGCTTTATTGCAGAAGGCGTAAAAATGGTTTCTGTGGCATTTTCAGACTTGGATGGGTTTGTACCCGTCTCGAAGTTTGTTTCGCTCTCTGTGCTTACGCTATCGCCGTCAGAGACGGTAATAAACTCTTTCACCGTATATGTTTGTTTAAAACTATCTTGGTTTGTCTGTGCCACCGCAACCGGCTCCGATAATGCTGTTGCCGTGAATATAATCGAAACAGCCAGTACGCAGATTATTCCTGTTATGTATAAAAGATTGTTCATTTTATTCCTCCAATATTTTTATAAGATTTCGCAAGTGCAGCCTCAAAAAACTCTTCAGAGGTAAAAGAGCTGTTCCTTGTATCTTCCGGCGGATCATCATAGTTGCCGTCGAGAACTTTCGCAAAATTTTCATCCTCAATCAACCAGTCAAATGTTGCTTTCCACTTTCGCGCGTTCTTTCCCTTTAAATACGAGCTTGATTCCGCTTTCAAAAACATTTCTTTAAATTGATCAAGACTGTATTTTTCAAGCCTTTCTTTAATATCTTGTTCCCTGCGATCAGAAAGAGAGTTGATCCGCGAAAAACCTATACAAATAGTGTTATACAACGCTACTACTTCCTCCGCCTCACGCGCACACGCGCGTGCACGTGCGGACGCGGGCGCGATAGTAGAATTATTATATATATTCTTATTATTACAGTAATAATAACTATTCATTATATTTCTTCTTTGTTTACTTTCTTCTTTTGATTGCCCTTTTTCGTCAAAGTGATTGCCCTTTTTATCAAAAGTGAATGCCCCTACCACCTGTTGTAACTCCAAATCTTGTAAGGAATCAAGCGGTTTTTCGGGTGTTTTTGTGAATGCCCTTTTTTTAAAAAATGATTGCCCTTTTTCGTCAAAGTGATTGCCCTCATTTCTCATGTCAACAAAAAACGCTAAATTATAATGTCCTTGGTAGAACTCAAAGCTCGTAATAGTAATAATCACTCCCTTCGACAGCCTTTTAAGCGAAATTTCACCGGTATCAATTAACTTTGAAATTGCAGTTCGGACTGCCTTAAGACTAAGGCTGTTAATGGTTGCCAACTCTTTGTATGTAGTAAGACACTGCCCTCTTCGAAGTGTTATTCCGTTTATTTCCGTATCTTTATATGCTGCGGTTATGAGCAGATAGATAAAGATTCTGAAGACGTTGGCGTCTTTATACCACCGCCACCGTAAGATGTTACGGTCCAGTTTTATAAACGAAGTCTTGTCCGCCATGGTTTACCTCTTATTTCTCTTCTATGAATCGTATTCGTTCTGGAGAACAGGAATAATGCCCTTTAAGATTGTTATCCAACAGTTCTGCAGAACATCTTATTTTTCCGTTGTTGTTTGTATAAACGATTGCGCATACACATTTACATTCAATGTCACCGTTTACGATGTCGTTATAGATCACGGGGATCCCGGATAGCAAAGCTTCTTTTAAATCTTCCCCTGTCATTCTTACACCACCTTTAGAAAGGTAGATCCTGATTCGATGTCATATTTTCGAATTCTGAATCATCAAAATTTGCAACGGCTCGTGCTGCCGCCTGCTCAATTTGTTCATTGTCAATCAGAGTGTCAGGAAGCGTGCCGTCTCTCTTGCTGTCAACAAAATACACCTCGTCGACAACAACATTGGTTACATAATGTTTGTTTCCCCGTCGGTCCGTCCATGACCGCCTCTGCAGAGAACCAACAATACAGATAGAGCTTCCTTTTTGGAAATATTTAGTTATAAGCTCTGCAGTCTTGTTCCATGCGCTGCACTCGATAAAATCTGTTTCGTTATTTTTGCTTCCTCGGCGGTTGACTGCAATAGAAAACGAAGTAACCAAAACACCTGCGGGAGTGGTCTTAAGTTCTGCGTCGTCAGTCAGCCTTCCGCCTAAGATCACTTTATTGAAATTAAAATTACTCATCACTATCCACCTCTCGTTTAGATAAGAACTTTTCGAGCTGCTTACGGGATATAAGATATTTCTTTCCTATAGCGTGCGCTTTTAAGTCTCCTCTGCGAATCCATCCCCACACTGTTCCTTTTTTGTATCCCAACATTTGGGCAATATCTTCAGGGGTGTACATTTTATCTTCTAAACAGTCGGTTCCGATATTAGGTCTTTGCGTGTTGTTGAGCTTCTTCTCAATTTTCTCTCTTGCTTCTGCAAGGTTAATACTCTCTAATGCTTTTTCATGAAGCTCGATGCTCTTTTCGAGCGCATTTTTATACGGGTCATATGGTGCGAAGTCCATATCGGGAGAAAGTACGCCCGATACCGTTTTTTCGTGAAGCTTCAAAATCCCCTTGAGAACAAACACATTGTTCTCAAGCATCCTTTTCTCAGTTGAGTTTAAAGACAACTCCATAATTCCACTATTCGTTCTTTCCATCAGCATCGTCCCTTCTCACATTTTTTTCTTCAAACAAATCAGTAAGCGAACAGTTATATACTTTTGCAATCAACGGCAACATTGTACTTCTCGGCGTACTTTCCCCGGTTTCCCACATAGCAACAGTGGATTGACCTATCCCAAGGCTTTCAGCAATTTGTTTTTGTGTTAGCCCCGCTTTATTTCTTGCGCGAATAAGGTTTTCCTTCATATACACACCTCCTCGTTTATCAGGTTTCTTGATAACAATATATATCAAGTTTCTTGATTTGTCAATAGATTTTATCAATTTTTTTGATAAAATATTGATATTCTTGATATTATCAATATAATTGATTATGAGGTGGATAAAAAATGAGAAACAGAATAAAAGAATTAAGAAGCAAAATGAAAGTAACTCAAGCAACTCTGGCGAAAGCTATAGGAGTCGCACAAAACACTCTATCGTATTGGGAACAAGGAAAATATGAAGCCGATAATTACTCTCTTCAGAAAATTGCAGATTATTTTGGGGTTTCAGTTGACTATATTCTTGGGCGTGATGATATTACTCACTCGAATATCTTGTATGAACAATACGGAATATTACCAATAGAACGAAAAAAAATCCCCATGCTTGGCGAAATAGCATGCGGACAACCTATTTTTGCTGATGAGGATAGAGAATCATACACTGAAGCCGGAACGAATATAAAAGCCGACTTTTGTCTGAAGGCAAAAGGAGACAGTATGATCAATGCGAGGATACTGGATGGTGATATTGTTTTTATAAAGAAACAGCCCATAGTCAACAACGGCGAAATTGCAGCTGTTATTATCGGAGATGAAGCAACGCTGAAACGTGTGTATTACTATCCGGAGACAGAGAAGCTTATACTCAATCCGGAAAATCCTAAATATGAACCACTGGTTTATGTAGGAGCCGAGCTGGAACAGATTCGCATTCTCGGTAAGGCTATAGCTTTTCAAAGCGACGTTAGATAAAGATGCCAACTGAGGATAACATAATGAGAAAGAAAATTTATGATATTATAGAAGTGTCAAGCGAAAAAAACTTAGTTAGCAAATTATATGATATTTTTATGATCATTACGATTGTTGCAAGCTTGATTCCTTTAGCGTTTAAAACTGATTATCTATTATTCCGTATTGTTGATAAAGTGTGTGTTTCAATTTTCATTATAGACTACTTTCTTCGTTTCATAACTGCAGACTTTAAGTATGACAATCACAACGCCCTTTCTTTTATCCGCTATCCGTTCTCGTTTATGGCAATTATTGATTTAATATCAATCTTTCCATCCATTTCAGCCTTCAACAAAGGCTTTAGGATATTACGGTTAATGAGGATGATTCGAGCTCTAAGAGTATTACGCGTATTCAAAGCAGCTCGTTATTCAAAAAGCATTCAGATTATTGCTTCAGTTTTCAAAAAATCTAAAGCACCTCTCGCCGCAGTCGGAAGTTTAGCAATAGTTTATATTTTGGTATCAGCTCTCATAATAATTAATGTTGAACCAGATTCTTTTAATAATTATTTTGACGCGGTGTATTGGGCAACAGTGTCTTTGACTACTATGGGATATGGTGATATTTATCCTGTAACTACGATAGGGCGAATAGTAACAATGTTTTCATCTGTTTTCGGGATTGCAATTGTTGCATTGCCTTCAGGTATTATTACCGCGGGATATATGAGCGAAATCGAAAAAGAAAATATAAACAATGAATAATTTTTAGTGTTCGCTGAGATTTTGAGATAAGAAAGAAGGAACTATGAAACAAGGCGTAAAACGCAGAGGTAACGGCCAAGGTTGCGCCGTTAAGATTGGCACAAATAATTACAAAGCAATTGCCGTTGTCGGATACAAAGACGAAGATTTGTCTAAACCTATTCGTCGGACAAAATCCGGTTTTAAGACAAGAGCCGAAGCTCTTGCATACATACCAATATTAAAAAATCGAAAAGAAGAGCAACCCTCTTTGACGCTGAAGGCTGCGTATGATAAATGGCTTCCGTCTCACAAAGCTTCTGTTCAAACGATGGACTGTTACCGTGCCGGCTTTAAGCTGTTTGAAGACTGCTGGTATATTGCCCTTGAAAACCAAGACATAGACGAGCTTCAACAGTGTCTCGATAACACCGAAAAAGGAATTAGAACCAAACAAAACGCTAAGGTTGCACTTAATCTCGTTTACAAGTGGGCAATTCCAAGAGGATACGTTCCTGACAATCTTAATCTTGCAACATTCTTGAAGTGCGGCCAAGGCAAGACTCCGGACAAGCACGGTTTTACTGTGCAACAGCTCGAGAAAATAAAAAAAGGCATAGGGATCATCCCTTATGCCGAGTATATATACTGTCATTGTTATTTAGGTTTTCGTCCTACAGCCTTCCTTCAGCTCAAGGAAGAGGACTACAACGAGGCGGAGAGGGCGTTTGTTGGCGGAATTAAGACTGAGGCAGGGAAGAACCGCACTGTAACTGTATCACCAAAAATTCTGCCATACGTAAACACTTTAATAGTCCAAAGCAACGGCGGATACATATTTGGTATACGCGGAGAACAACTGAGCTACAAAAAATACAGAAAAATATTCTACACAACCCTCGAGGCTTTAGGAATCCAAAAAGAAGATGATCACAAATTAACACCACACTGTTGCAGGCACACTTTTGCGACTCTGATGAAAAATATTCCTGCACCAGACAAAGATAAACTGCAGCTTATCGGCCACACTGACGTAAGACAATTACAGTATTATCAGGATGTTAATTATGAAGATTTACGTAAAATAACCGACTGTTTATAAGTTAAGTTGTATTTTATTGATACCCTATTGACACCCAACTCAAAACACAAAATGATTGTGCAAAAAAACAAAAAGACCCGAAAACAGCTATATTAGCCGTTATTTCGGGTCTTTTTTGTGGTGCTCCATCGGAGAGTCGAACTCCGGACACCTTGATTAAAAGTCAAGTGCTCTACCATCTGAGCTAATGGGGCAACAGCTATATTATGCTTAACAAATCAAGCTTTACTATAATATCAC